TATTATTTTTTATATATAAAAAATAATTATTACAATGTAATTAATTACTATGTAATTATAAAATAATAAAAAAATGGAATTAACAAAAGAAAAATTAAAATCATTTATTGAAGATTATGAAAATAATTCTATAACTAAAAAATGGATTGAATCAGTAGATAATAGGGCAAAATATCAGAGAAAATTAGACAAAGAGTTTTTTAATCTATCTAAAAAAACGATAAATCAATTAATTGACTTAATAATTTTTATGAATACTATTTATGGTAGTGTTGATAAAGTAACGGAAGCTATAGTTATAGAACAAGAAAAATATTTAGATATAGTTGATGATTTAGAAAAACAATTAATAAAATTAAATAATGGGTATAAAGGTTAGAGATTTTGATGACATTCTAAAAAAAGATTATAATAAAAATGCATGTAAGGAAGTTTTTGTAGATGATATAAAAGATAAACTATATACATATTATGAAGAAGGGTATCCAATGGGAGAAACATCACATATCAAAGGATTAGATGAGAATTTTAGATGGCGAAAAGGTTTTTTGTATTGTTTTAGTGGGTATCCTCAAAGTGGTAAATCAGAAATATTAAATTATTTAAGTATTCTAAGGGCATATCATTTTAAAGATAAGGTTATGATGTATTCACCAGAAACAAATACAGCAGAATTAGTTTTAAATTTATGTCAAGCATATCTTGGTAAAAATGTAAATCCTAATTATGCAGATAAATGCACAGAAGAAGAAATGAGAAAAGCATTAGATTTTATTAGTTATCATTTTGTTTTTTTAGAAAATAACGACGAGATGCCAACTATTAATTCATTAGTAGATAAATTTGAGGAATATACGAAAAAAGGGTACAATAATTTTATCATTGACCCTCTGAATTGGGTAGTTGAATCAAATGCAGGAGAAAGTAATATGTATCAATATTTAAAACTTACACTTACTATACTAAAACAATTTGCAAAAAAAACTGATAGTATAATGACATACGTGGAGCACCCTAAAACTCCATCACCAATTAGAGGTGTAATACCAAAAGCAACTGCTTTTAGTTTGGCAGGCGGAACAATGCATTTTAATAAATGCGATTGTATGGTTGTTATGCATAGAATTGCAGATGATGAAGTAGAAGAAAGAGTCAAGGGTAGAGATTTAGTTGAAGGTTTGCTTTTAAATCAAGAAAAACATATTAAATTTGTTGAGTTTGAAACTGTTAAAATGAAGTCTCAAAGATTAAATGGTACTTTAGGAAGCTGTTTCATACAATATGATTTAAAAACTGGTAGATATAAATAAATAATTATGACAAAAGAACAAGCATTACAAATCATTGTGCAGGTATGTGAGAAAGGAAATAAAAATGGATTATTCACACTTTCAGAAAGTTCATTAGTTTTGCAGGCACTTGAACAGTTTGGAGTACAACCTCCAAAAGTTGAAGAAGTGCAACAAGATGAAACTGAGGAAAAAAAGACAGAAACAAAAAAAATTAAAGAGTGATTATTATTTCATAGATAATAATAATGAAATTTTAGGCAAGACAGATAATCCTTGCAGAACATTAATAAACCTTTTTACAGTTTTTCAAAATAAAGGCTGTAGAAAGGTTTTTTTCAATATTGATAATTGTAAAAAAAAAATTATGGATAGAGTTAATTGCTTACAGTTAATAGAAAACAATAAAAACACTATTTATAAATATCATAACAAAATTATTACAAGAAAAGAATTTATAATACTTTTGGGATGTGAGGAAAAATAAAAATCAGTTATTAAAAATTTCAAGAGAATATATAAATAAAAAAAAAAGAAAAGCAAAAATAGGTGATTATTCAAATTATGATGATTATGAAACATATAAAATGATTTATGCATTAGCAGATTTATTTCCTGTAGATGATAAATACTTTAGAGACGAACCAGAAGTAGAACAACAATTAAAAGAATTATGGTATCTATATTTTTTTTTTAAACATAGTATAGATGGTAAATGCATAAAATATTCTAATATTGTCAAAAAATATTGTTAAATGAGAAAAAAAGTTAAAATAAAATATATAAAACCTAATACACAAAACCCTAGAACCATATCAAAGAAAAAATTTAATAAATTGGTAAAATCAATTATTGATTTTCCAGAAATGTTAGAAAAAAGACCACTGGTTGTAGACGAGAATATGGTTGTGCTTGGTGGTAATATGAGATTGAAAGCATTACAAAAGGCTGGATTTGATAAAATCACTGTTGATATTGCACAGAATTGGACAGAAGAACAAAAACAAGAATTTATTATCAAGGATAATATTTCTTTTGGCGATTGGGATTGGGATTCACTTGGAAATGAATGGCTGTCTCAAAGTTTAGATAACTGGGGTTTAGAAATACCATCGGTAAATATTGATGAACAAATGAAATTTGACAGAGACGAAATACCTTATACATCTAAAATCAATGCACCAATATATAAACCATCTGATAAAAAACCTGATATAAAAGAACTAATAGATAAGAATAAATACAAACAATTATTAGATAAAATAAAAAAAACAAAACTATCTGTAAATGAAAAAAATTTTCTCATGGATTGCGCTACAAGACACATGGTGTTTGATTATACAAAAATTGCAGATTATTACGCACATTCACCAAAAGAAATACAAGACCTAATGGAAGAAAGTGCACTTATCATTATAGATTTTGATAAAGCAATTAAGCTAGGTTATATTCAACTTAGAAATGAAATACTAGATAAATATTTAGATGAATATCAATAAAAAAGAATATGTTGTTTTTATTCTTTCATTTGGAAGGGCAGATAAGGTTTATACCTACAAAACATTAAAAAAACAAGGTTATACAGGTGAGATATATCTTATTTGTTCTGATGATGATAAAAATTTAAATGATTATAAAAATACATTTGAAAATGTTTATGTATTCTCAAAAGATGATTATGTAAATACATTTGACATTGCTGATAATTTTGATGATAAGCGTGTAGTAGTCTATGCCAGAAATGCAGTTTTTGATATTGCAAAGGAATTGGGTTATAAATATTTTATCGTTTTAGACGACGATTACAAAACATTTAGATATACAGTAGATAACAATTATAATTATTTAACAAAACAAAGATTATGTAAAGATTTGGATTTTCAATTCAACGCACTTCTCAAATATTATAAATCCATAAAAGCAAAAACATTATGTATTGCACAAGATGGTGACTTTATTGGTGGAGCTGGGTGTAGTGTTTTTCAAAAAAAATTATCAAGAAAAGCAATGAATTTTTTTGTTTGTTCTACAGATAGAAGATTTAATTTTGTAGGTAGAATCAATGAAGATGTTAACACATACGTACATTTTGGTTCAAAGGGTGATTTATTTTTAACCATTTGTGAATTAAGATTAAATCAATTACAAACACAACAAAATACTGGTGGTCTGACAGAATTTTACCTTGATGGTGGTACATATGTTAAATCGTTTTATACACTTATATTTAATCCGTCAAGTGTTAGGGTATCTTTAGTTGGTACAATATATCCACGATTACATCATAGAATCAACTGGAATAACACAGTTCCACGTATAATTGATGAGACATTTAAAAAATAATTATAATTTTAATGTATGAAAAACAACAAAATACAACATACTAAAAAAGCATTATTAGAATCCTTAGAAAAATCTTTAGGAGTTGTTACAACTGCCTGTAAGCAAGTTGGAATAGATAGAACAACATTTTATAGGTATTATAAAGATGATAAAGAATTTAAAAAACAGGTAGATGACTTAAGTAATGTAGCAAAAGATTTTGCAGAAAGTCAATTATTTAAACACTAAGGCTAAAGATAGAGGTTATGTAGAGAGGCAAGAAATATCACATTCAGGTGATGTAAAAACTGAAATTATACAATGGCAACCGTCAAAAAAATAGAATGTAATGTACAATTTTATCAATGTTTGAACAGCAATAAAAGAATTAAAATATTTCAAGGAGGTACAAGGTCAGGTAAGACGTATGCAATTTGTCAGTATTTAATACACTTAATGTTAGACATCAAGAAACCACAAACAATTACAATCGCCAGAAAGACATTACCTGCAGTTAGGGCATCTGTATTTAGAGATTTTATGGGCATACTTGAAGGTGTAGGCATCCTTTATAATGGTTATTTGAATAAAAGTGAAATGATTTATTATTTCAAACAGCATAAGGTAGAGTTTATAAGTGTTGATGAACCGCAAAAAATTAGAGGTAGAAAAAGAAATATATTATTTATTAACGAAGCTAATGAATTAACATACGAAGATTTTAGACAGTTGATAATGAGAACAACAGGAGAGGTTATACTTGATTTTAATCCGTCCGACCCTATACATTGGATTTATGATGAACTTATGGAAAGAGAAGATGCAGAAACATTTATTTCAACATATAAAGACAATGCATTTTTAGAAAAAGAAATTATTGATGAAATAGAAAGACTGAAAAACAGAGATGAACAATATTGGAGAGTTTATGGGCTTGGCGAAAAAGCAACATTTTCAGAGGGTATGATTTTTAATAATTGGAAATTTATAGAATATAAAGATTTTCCTAATAATGATGATGTATTTATGGGATTAGACTGGGGCTATTCTAATGACCCTACAGCAATAGTTGAAATAAGAAAACAAAACAATAAAATTTATATTAAAGAAATTTGCTATAAAACAGGCATGACAAATCAAGACATAGCAGATTTTTTGAAAGCAAACAATTATCAAGATTGTATAGTTTATTGTGATTCAGCAGAGCCAAAGTCAATAGAAGAACTCAGGCAATCAGGAATATTGGCAAAACCAAGCGTTAAAGGACAAGGAAGTGTTAGTGCAGGAATTTCGCTCATAAAAGAATTTGATATATTTGTATCTAATTGTTCTAAAAATATAAAACATGAATATCAGTTCTATATATGGGAAGAATTAAAAGATGGCACAAAAACAAATAAACCACGAGATAAATTTAATCATACAATGGATGCATTACGTTATGGTATTTATACTAGATACAGCAACAAGACTGAATTTTTTGTGTATTAAAAAAATTATTTATTTTATATAACTTTACAAAAAAAAATATATGCCTACATTTTATCAAAGATTACAATCAGCATTGAAAGCGTTTTCACAAAACACTAATCCAGAATATAATAGGGCAATATATAGTTACATGGGTAACAGCACAATATCAAATACTGAAAATGATGATAATTATATAAGGAAAGGTTACCAAAAAAACCCAACAATCTATTCACTTGTAAATCTGATAACTAAAACAGCAGTTGCTGTACCTTATATAATTTATGAAAAACAAGATGAAGATACCTTAAAACAATATAAAGCACTCACATCTGGTATTGTTAATGATGATAGTCTCATAAAAGCTAATATGATAAAAAAACATGCTCTGAAAAAAGTTGAGCATACTCCTTTACATGATTTATTAGATAGACCAAACCCTGCACAAAGTTATGCAACATGGATGACAGAAGTTATCGCATTTGGTAAATTAACTGGTAACAGATTTATATATGGTATTGGCCCAGAAAGTAGAGAAGGTAAAATTTTTAATGAACTATATGCATTGCCAAGTCATTTAATTGAGATAAAAAGTAATGGAATATTTGAACCAGTAGCAAAATATTGTATGAATTACGGTAGAAATGCTTATGATATTGAAGCAGATGATATATTACATATTGCAGATTTTAATCCAGATTATGATGGTAGTGGTTCACATTTATATGGTCAATCTCCTTTATTAAGTGGTTTGCGTTCTATGGTTTCAAATAATGAAGCAGTAGAAACAGGATTAAAATATTTACAGAACCAAACTGCAAGAGGTATTTTAACAAGTGAGGATGAATCACTTACTCCTACACAAGCACAACAATTAAAAGATGCATTTAGAAGAAATTATCAAGGTTCACACAATGCAGGTGATGTGATTGTTACTCCAAAAAAATTGTCATGGACAAATTTTGGATTAAGTGCAGGAGACTTACAGCTAATTGAAACATACAATGCAAGTATCAAAGACCTTTGTAATATATTTAGTGTACCAGTACAATTACTAAATAATACGGAATCCTCTACATATAATAATATGAGAGAGGCAAAAAAAGCATTATACCAAAATGCTGTAATCCCAGAACTTGATAAATTAAGGGATGAACTAAATAGATGGTTAGTGCCTTTGTACGGTGAAAA